CCGCTTTGATGCAGCAAGTTCTTGAAAAAGAAATGGCCAAATTAGAATCTGAAAATACAGAAACTAATAATTCAGAAATTTGACACTAAACCACGGAGAGTCTACTATGACAGATGTTAATGCAGAAAACGTAACTCAAGATAATGATGATGCGTTTTTTGATTCCGTTATTGCTGATATCGATAAAACAGCAGCTCAAGTCACATCGGATGACATTGATTTAGACCATGAAGATTCTAACGAGTCCCAGGATAATAAATCAACGCCAGACGCAACCCCGCAGATAAAGCGTAAAAATCAAAACAGAGCACAAGAAAGAATTCAGCAAGTTATTGCGCAAAGGGATTTAGTTGAATCTAAATACCAAGCGGCTGTTGAGCGTCTTAATCTAGCTAATGAAAAGATTTCATTGCTTGAATCACAAATCTCAAGCTATGAGCCAGTGATTAAAGAATTTAACGATTTTAAAGCATCATTCATGGAAACGGGAGAAATCCCTAATAATTTAACTAAACCGTCATTAGTTGATACTACCAAACCATTAACTGCCGCTGATATAGATAGATTATTCGAGGAACGTGAGGCTAAGAAAAATCAAGAAGCTTCAAAGCGTAAAGAACTTGAGGCGCTTGAAAAGGAAAATCTACAAATTCTTACCGTCTGGAAACCGCATCTTAAAAAGCTAGAAGACCCAGCAATTCCCGCAGAGCATAAGGCAGCATTCGAAAGGTTTATTGCCTCAGCTAAAGAAAATGTGCAACGTCGTGAATTAATCAAAGTGCTAGGTAAATACGATAATGCTACAGAAATTATCTATGGCTTATCTAAAAAACAGGGCTTTGATTCAATGCCTTTGGTTGAGCAAGTTGAGATGGCGTTTAAGCTTGATAATAAAATATCGCAGCATAAACAAAAAACAACTACTAGCGCAGCAACCGGAATTGATTCAAAGATGAGAAAAGATTCAAACGCTCCAGGTTCTTATGCTGAATATGTCGCTAAAAAGAACGGGAGAAAATAAGGGGTTAAAAAATGACTGCACCAAATAGTTTTCAGTTTAGTAATTTAGTCGAATGGGGCATGATGGAACGTTATTCCAACTCGCTCGCAACATCTATGTATGCTATGCCATATACCAAGTTCAACATGAACACTGAAGCTGGTATGACACGTACGATTCGATATCCTGTTATGCAAAAAGCCGTAGAAGGCATTGCATATGACCCAGCTAATGTTCAATCAATATTCCAACGTGTACGTCAAATTACACTTGGTGATGGTAACAACGTAACGTTTAATGTTACCTGGGATCAGATGAGCTTTGATGATGCTGCTGATTCGCAAGAGGCGTTCTCGCGTGAATACTTGTTGCCAAACGTGTCAGCGTTAGGTCAGAAAGTTAACAAGAAAACCCTGTTAGAAATGGCAATATACTTTAGTGATACTATTGGCAATCCAAGTCAGCCATTGAATGGCTTAACTACCATGGCAAGTGTTGACACTCAGTTTAGTAACATGGGTTTATCCCACTTTACTAGCCGTTATTTCCAGTTGTCGCCTAACAGCACCCAGGGTATCCAAGTCCCATATTCGACCTATTTTAACCAAGGTTTCAATACGTCAATTTTAGAAAAAGATACCACTACTTTTGATAAAGCGTATAGCTCGATTATCAACTATGTTGACCAATCATTTGTTCGCATTACCAATGGTTCTTTCGCAGCTCCTGGTGATGTAACTGTAACGGTAGCGCCCCCTTCAACTGATGAAATTAATCAACCATTTTCAACGGTTACATTGACTGGCTTTACTATTACCTCTACCAACGTATTGTTAGCTTTAAATCGTATTACATTTGGTAGCGCAACGGTTCCGGCTGACCAAGTCTATGCAGTCAACCCAGACAATTACGAGGAATATGGCGAAGCTAAATCGTTTGTTGTTTTAAACAATATTAGTTCTGATGGCTCAGGCAATGCAAACGTTAACATTTTCCCGCCTGTTGTAAGCGCTGTTTCTGACCCATACCAAAATGTTAGTCGTGACATTTTAGTTGGTGACAAGGTGACATTGATTGGTGGTGCTAATGCTAAATATACACTTAACTTTGCGTTTGTTGACCAAGGTTTATTGTTTGCAAATCCTCCAATCTCTACCAATCCACCATCTTCACCTAACAGTTTGATGGGCGGTTTCACTTATCAACAAGTAATGACACAAAAGATTCCAAATTCTTTGATGACATTATCTTTTAACTTAAGTGCTGCGGGTAATCACCCAATGTTTAGTAATACCATGTCTTCACGTACGATGACCGGTGTTGCTGCATTTAATGGTTACGGTTTTGCGGTAGCTTCATCGTTCTAATGATGTGATATAGCGCAATGCTACCCATAAAGTGGCATTGCGACTTCTGGAGTAGCATTTATGACTTGTACGACTGTTACGCAGCCATTTACTAAAATCATTCAAGCAGCATTGCTGATTGCTGGTCGTGGTAGCCAAACAGGCGTTGTAACGGGATTTTGGTCTGAGCAGGCCCAAGATTGTTTACAATTGATATTGGGCCAGTGGTCAGCCGAGGATTTGTATAATTTTTACGTCAACGAAGTGCAATTTACAACCTTTGGCAATAAGCTAGAATATGATATTGGCATTGGCTTAGATATAGACACGCTGCCATTTAACAATATTACCAGCATGTGGTATTACTGGGCAGGCGTTAATAGGCCGCTGCTATATGAGACAATGCAGTCATTTAATTATTTTACTTATCAAAATTTCACGAATTTACCTAAGATTTATACCTACAATAATCAATATGGCGTAACAAAGCTTAAAATGTTGCCACGTGCGCAGAATGATTTATTGATTACGATTAATGGTAAGCAGGAATTAGGTGTTCCGACTATCTTTGATAGCACTATTCAAATACCAACCTATGCGCAGCCCGCTCTTATCTATCAAGTAGCTAATGAGTTATTTTCGCGTGGCGCTGGCGTTCCTAATAATAATTTTTCAAGTACATTAACTTACCATTTAAATGTTTTAAAGAAAGCCTCTAAACAAGATAATCAAGCCGAGCTTAAGCCAGCATTGTATGGTGGCAGTATTGGCCGTGGTTATTATTACTGGAATGGGTTTAATAACGCTGGAGGTAGCAGTGGCCTTTAATACGCCAGCTAGAACAATCCAGGAATTCCCCATTATTGGCGGCTCAAATCAACAGCTTATCCCTGCATTTGACAGTCAGGTATCCAATAATTGGTATGCATTAGTTGACCCAGTAAGCGGCGATAATTGCTTATATCCATATGCAGGCAGCGCATTAATTAATTCGCCGGATGTTGGCCTTAATAACTTTAAGGGAAGACCTCGTGGCGCCCAAAATACTGAAGAATTTGCATTTTTCACGATTGGCAATCTTGTATTTCGCATGGACACCTCATTTAACACCACCCAAATTGGCACCATCTCAACAAGCACCGGCGAGATGTGTACAACAACGGGCGGTAATTATCTTGTCTTAGTCGATGGAGCGAGCAAGTGGTTTTATGACATCGTAACCGACTCGTTTTTACCAATAACTGACCCTGACGCGCCAACATCACCTACTAGCGTGTGTGAGCAGCAGGGATTTTTTTTATTTAACGAAGCGGGAACGCAAACAGATATTGAGAGCGCTCAGAATGACCCTAATAAATTTGATGAATTGAATAGGATTCAAATTAACAACCGGTCATCTTATTTGTCCTATCCATTGGTTTGCCAAGAAACCATTAATAATAGAATAGTGGCTTTCACGACTGGCTTTATTGAAATATTAGAAAATCAAGGAAAGGCGGGGTTTACTTTTCGTCCTGACCCTAACTTAATATTTGGTTATGGCGTCCCATCACAAAATGCTGTTGCAAAAGGTATTGGTGGCGGCATGAATGAAGACCAGCCAGAGTTTTTAATATTCATCACAAACACGGTCGGCCTTAGAAAGGTAATGATGACCTCTGGCCAGGCCCCAAGGGTTATTAGCTCCCCATCGATGGAATATAAACTAAATCAACTTACCAATATTGCTGATTGCTCATCATTTGTTTGGACAGTTAACGGCCAGACCTTTTTTCAAATATCATTTAATGTTGACAACGTAACATTTGCTTACAACTTAAACAGTAAACAATGGTTCGACTTGAATTATAATGGCAATCGCCATTTTGCCGAAAGCTATGTTTATTTTAATGGAAAGCATCTTGTCACAAGTTGTTTTGATTCTAACATTTACGAGCTGTCAGAAAACTATTACACAAACAATGGCATTCCCATTACACGTGAGCGTGTGACCCAAAATATTCGTGTGAAAGGTTATCGTCAATTTTCAGTTAAATTATTTTGGCTGTGGATGCAGCAAGGATTTTCTCCTGCAGGCATTACGGACGTTAACAATCCTCAGTTTCTGTATGGCTCTCAAGGCAATATTTATGTTTACATATCTCAAGATGGCGGCCATACATTTGGAGAGCCATTTATTGTTTCTGTTGGCGTATCTGCTGATTTTGACCATGTTACAGATTATCCAGCAGTAGGTACAGCGCGCGATTTTTGCGTAAAAATTGTATCAAAAGAACCTATCCCAAGAATGGCAATTCTCGGTGCCATGATGGAAATTGAAATCATGGAGGGTTCGCAATGACAGGTATTTATGGTGATATTGTTACGTCTATCCCAAATATCCCATTCAACTCAAGGGTGATTAATTTTTATCAAAATACGACGCCCGACATGAGCATGGGCGATGCTAGGAAATTAAATAATGGCCTATCATTTCCGTATGAGGGGTTTTTTAACACTATAAAGCAAAAGGCTGAATCTATTAATAATAGAGCCTTTGATTGCATATTAAGAAACCCTGATTTTAATATTTTATCAGCCAATGGCGCCGCGCCTGTAACGCCTGCCCAAGGAACAGATTACGAAATGGTAAGCAATTGGTTTGTAGCCAATACTGACGGTGCTAATAACTATGTCATTACACCGACGGCTTATCCAACAATTCCACCGTTTGGCACCGGCTCAAATTACTTCTTGAACGTTTCAATTCCTACGTTGAATAGCCCATTTTATTTTTACAATAAGAACTATTCGACAACGGGGCAGTTTATCTCATCAAGCCAAACGAGCGGCCAAAATGTCACTTTTTCTGCTGTTATTAAAAATAATACATTAGAACAACAAAAAGTAAGATTTAGTGCATATTTAAATGGCGAGAGTCAATTGATACAAGGCCAGGGCATATTTTTACAGCCTGATTCATATAATCTTATTGCAACAAGTCTTGCCATTCCCGATATGAAGGATGATGTTTCAGATATGAACGCTTTCACTCAATTTCAATTTTCCTTTGAAAATGATTACGGAACGCCGATGGATATGGATATTTACTATTTAAAAACTGAAATATCAGATTTAGCGACCCCATTGCAATTAAACCATGTACTCGAGCAATTGATTTGCTCAAATTTAATATAGGTGATGTATGTTCGGACGAAAAAGCAGTGATGACTATATAAATGATGCCAATCAGTCGATTCAGCAAGGGTACGAACAGGCGCAATCATACGAAGAGCCTTATACAACTTATGGCGCAACTGATTTTGATAATGCTCGAAATTATCTTTACAAGTCGATTGGCGGCCGTAAAAATTATAATGATACTTTCCTAAAGTATTTAAGCATGTCTCCGCAGCAAATGCTAAATGAGGCTATTGGAGGCTATACGATGTCCCCTATGGCAACAGAAGAAGAGCAGTATGCATTAGATGCTGAAAATAATTCAGAAGCAGCGGCAGGCCTTGGCGGCTCATCTGGGAATGACTTACTTGATGCCGAAATTGGAAATACAATTTTCAATCAAGATGAATCACGCTATGAAAATCAATTGATGCAAGCATTGGGCATTCAATCACAAGTTCTTGGTGGTTATGACAAACAGACCAATCAATTAATGAAATATTTTCAAGATATGCTAGGTACCGAAGAAGGTGCTAGCAATAATATGGCAGGCAACGCTATGAAAGCGGCTCAATATTCTGCCAATGCGGATGAGCGCGGGGCGATGAATTCTAATATGAGAAGAAATACGCCGATTAAGGGGTTTGCTTCTATATTGGGAAGCTTGGGCGGCGTTTATGAAATGAGCAAAATAGCTAAAAAGGTATAATTATGACATACGATACTATCGGTGAAGCATTTATGAGACCTTTAATGGAAGGCATTAGAGCAGGCCAATCACAGCAGCGCATTAATGTTAGTCAAAAAAGATTAGCTCAAGAAGGAGATATGGAAAATGCGCGTTTACAGAATATGCAAATTATGAATCAAATGCGCATGATGATTCTGCAGAAGCAATTAATGGGAATGAAGCAGGGCCAAGCATTAAAACTTGCTCAGTTACAGCAATCACAGAATGATTATAATGAAAAAATTAGAGAGTTTAACATTAATGAACAAGACAAATTAAAAGGCGTTGGGGCTGGTGCGGGCCGCTCTACCGCCGAATTAACGAATCTTAATGCGGCAAAAGCCATTCTTGATAAATGGAATGCACATGATGCACAAGGCAATCCAGATTTAAATAAAATAACTAATGGATTTGATTTGGATTCATATAATAAATTAATGGGAGCTGCTGAAAAAGGCTCAAGTGATGCGGCAACAAGGACGCGTTATGTTAAAGGTGTTCAGTTGCAAAATACGATTAATCAAATCGACCCACAAGTGCTAGCTAATTACTCTGGCGCTCAAGGTAAAGCGAAACTGGCAACTGATTTAGCCACAGCTAAAAGCACAGGCGTTGAGCCTGAGCAATTAAAACAATACAAGGCCATTGTTAATACCTTAATTCCAACAGTGGAAGGCCAAGCAACAGGTTATTGGGGAACGAGCATCACCCCAGAAGAGCAAGATAAAATTGCAAATATGGTTAATGCGAGCAGTAATTGGCTTAATAATCCTGATGATGTTTTGCAGGAATTCAGTACATTTAAAGATATGGTTAATTCAGAATTGGCAATCAGCTCTGCTGCATTAACAGACGGTGATTTTTACACTAATCCTAATTCTGGAATCAATGCAGTTAAAAATGTGCCATCAGCATCCTCTATGGCCCAGCCTGCATTGTCAGCTGTAGATATTGCCACGGGTGCGGCATATTTAGCCAAGCAATATAATAAATCGATTAAAGATGCAATGAAAGTATTTAATGGCCTAACATCACAGCAACAGCAAGAGGTTGTAAGCGAGGCGCAGAATGGCTCTTAGCACATCAACACAGAATGCGATTAATGCAGCTTTTGGTGCAGAATCAATGCCATCCGCTTCTGTGGGATTATCCGCACAAACAAAACAAGATATATCAAATGCTTTTGAATTCGCAACGCCAACAGGAAAATTAAAAAAGATTGCTAATGCTATTATTGATGGGCTTGATTTAGCTGATGCAAAAACTAGCGCAGGCATCTCACAAGCATTGAATCTTGTTGATGTTATTCCTGATTCATTAAATCGTAAAATTCAACAAAACGCAGAAAAAGAACAACAAGAATATGACAAAAAAGGCTATGGAAATATAGCGCAAGGATTTGAAAATGCAAGCGAAATAACGGGTGATTCAGCTCTTGCAGCAGCCTCAGCTAGTACGCTTGGCTGGGAAGAATTGGGTTCGTTAGGCGGTAAATTAACAAAATCTGGAATTGGTAAAATATCCACTCGGTGGCTTCCTAATATTGCTGGAAAAACATTGTCATACGGCATCAAACAAGCCCCAACAGGCGCAATGATTGGTGCATTAACATATGAGCCTAATACGTCAGGAAGGCAGCAGGTCGAACAAGGTATAGAAACTAATATTGCTGTCCCTGCTATATTTAAATATGGTGGTAAAAAACTTAGCGACTTAGCTTTTAAAGGCGCAAAATCTTCATCAGTGCGTGTACTGCAAACATTAAAGAAATTAAAAAATTCTGCAATATCTGGGTGGGGTGAAATTTTAGAATCAGACCAGCTTAAGAAATTTGAAAGTGAATATTTACCTAATATTTTTGGTGCTGGAATGAGCGAACATTTGGCTAAAATGGGCAATTCATTAACGACAGCTACAAAGAAAGCTTATAACATTGTAACGCAAGGATTGCCTGCGGCTACTAAATTAATAAAACCTATGTATGCCATGGCAAAATCAGGCTATAAACAAAGAGAAAATCAAGCGACGCATTTATATGATACGGTAGACCGGTTTGGTGGTGAAGATGTTCAAATATCAAAAGAACCATTACGAAAAAGTATAAATAAAATTTTAGATGAATACAAAGGCCATGTTAATGAACAAAAATTATTATCTATGCCAGAATTTGAAACAATCTTAAAGAAAGTTTCTGAGCCACCAGCTAAAATTATAAATATATCAAATATAGTTGATGAGCATGGCAATAATATTAATTTAGGTACAACAGTTGGCAAAGATTCAATGAGTTATAAAACAGCAAAATTGTTAAAAAGCCGACTTAATGAAATGGCAAATGATATTGGATTAGACCCATCAAAAGGCGGTAAATATGCTGCTGGCGTATTAAAATCCATATCGTCACAGCTTGATAAAATGATAAAAGATGCATTGTCTAATTCACCAAAAAATGTTCAAGATGCCGCACAGATTGCAGATGATTATTTTGCAAATGAAGTTGCGCCATTTAGAACACCTGAATTACGTCCTTTTACTACAGGTAAAAAATCGCCGTATAAAGCATTTGTTTCTATTTTAAAAACAGGAAAAGGCGAAGACCCAGAAAATATAGAAAAAATAGCAAGATTAGTTGGCTCGGATGGATTGCCATATTTAAAAGCTTATTTGTTTAAAGATTCAGTCTATACAGATAAAGTTAAATCATCTATAAAATTCATTGACCCTTTGAAATTCTCAAAGGCATACGATAATCAAACCGATGAAACAAAAGATTTGCTTTATACCCCAGAAGAAAGAGCGGCTCTCAATAAGCAAACGCTTGGCATTAGATATGCTCAAAATGCATTAAAGCAAGTGTTAAATCCAGCTACGGGCGCGGCTATAGTTCCAGTGGCAACCCAAGTTGAAACAGCTAAAAATATATTAGATGCCGTGCTAGGAAAAGGTCTTGCGATTGTTAATACAATTGGTGGTGGTAAATTGGCAACAATGCTATTAACAAACCCTAAGATTTTAGAGATTGTTGCCAAAGAAAAATTAACACAAGGAAAAGGCAGCGAGCAAGTTGGTAAGTATATTTCACCTGTTGTAAATAATTATCTTGCTAAATTAAAAAATAATAAATAATTATTTTGTTTTGCAGTTAATTAATGAAACCTTTGCTGTATAAGTATATACAGGAACGGGCGTAGCGGCTTCGATGGCAATGACTCTTTTTTCTTGATCGTAAAAGCTCCACCCAAATCTGGGAGCTTGTTCAGCAAGAGTCGCTGCCATTTCGGGATGTATAACTTCTTTCGTTATGGAAGTATCTATATTGTCAATGGTATATGACTGACAATTGTTAGTTTTTATTAATGAAAGGGCCTGCGTGTCGATGTTTTCCTTAGCTAAATCAGCGTCGGTAGCTTGAATGGTAATATTGTAAATGCTCTTTGAAACGGTATGTTGATTAATGGAAATAATTTGACCCTCTTGGCTTTCGCTTGATGAGGCGCATGCGGTTAATAAGGTGCAAGCGCTAGCGTATAAAGTTAATAATAAGAGAGATTTATTTTTCATTTCGATTCCTCAACAGTTATAGATAATGTGAATTATAAATTAGAGTAAATAAAATGCAATTAGAATTTTGTAACGCAAATGTAACAATTGTTAATAAACTGTTACAATCATGTTACACTATTGTTACAATCTGGAAGGCAGGAATAGCGAAATGACAGCTTTTTTAGCACCTAATGGTAAGTTTTATGTGTTCAACAAATGCGGACAGCCAGCCGTAGGTGGTTTCATGACTACGCAGGACGCAATTACAGGCGCTCCAAAGAATACCTACTCTGACCCTGCCATGACTATTCCAAACCCAACACGCATGCGTATAGGCTCTGATGGGGCCGTAGAATTTACTTTATTCTGGGATATCAGCACGAGCTATTATAATTATCAGACTTATGATGCATCTGGCGCTTTAATTGATGAGCAAGTAAATTATCCTGTTACCAATCCTGGCTCAAGTTCACCTCCGGTTACAGTAACGTTAGGCTCTGAAAACTTTGCGCAAAATGAACAATATGCATTTTGGCATTTTGGAACTACTTTTTCTAATACAGAACTAATTGTTGGAACTGTTCAAACAGCGGATATGTGGGTATTTACGCGCTCAAATTTAGACGCTGTAGTAACCATTTCAAGATTTACATTGCCTGCCGGATATTCTGGTGTTCCGTTTAGCCCAACGTATGCTTTTCGCTACCAAGTTACATCGGCTTCTGCTGATTCTGTACAAGACCATGGCCAACGTTACGAAGACGTTAATACATTAAGCAATAAGATTGTATTTCGTGGTAATTATATGGCTACAAATGTAATTGCATCAACTGCAAGTGTATCATTATATGTACGCCAAAATTTTGGTACAGGTGGCAGCACGGAAGTTGTAACAATTATCAGCACCTTTACAGTAAATGATGTTCCATCTTTTTACTTTTCATCTTTTACCGTTCCTGATGTCTCTACAAAAGTCATTGGGCCTGGAAGTTTTTTAGAGATTGGCTGGAGATTTAATCCATCACAAATCCAAGATGTTTTATTAATGGATGAGCAATTTCAAAAAGGGACTGGTACGGGTATTTTATATCCTTATACCACACAAAATTTGCAATATGTAAAAATTATCGCGACTGAACTTGCTGGAAATGAGCCAGATACCGGAACAGATATCATTGGTGTAGGTTCTCTGATTACGCCCCCAGTATCCACAGAGACGTTAACGGAATATTTACATGAACTATCCGCAACTTCTAATGTGACTGAATATTTAATCGGTTGGGCATTCAAGGTTAATCCAAATCAATTTGGTGAAACCATTCCGTCAGTGTTAAATGGTCAATATGTGGCAGATGGTACGATTGTTCTTAGTGATGGGAATGGAATTGTTAATAAAAATAGTTTTATTGGGCAGCCTCTTGTCCTGGAAATTTTAACTAGTAATAAAAAATTTGGCATATTTAGAATTATTGAAAGTGTAGATTCAGGATACATTAATGAGACCATTGTATCGCTTGGGGCCAGATTATCTCCTGCCTCTGGAGCTTCTAATTATAAAATGGCTATTCTAGGATGGTCTGGTCCTCCAGGAATGGAGACAAAAAATTGTATCTCTGCTTGGAATGCTGCCAATACAGACCCATCATTGGCTGTAAATTGGAATTACGCCTCAATGATTAAAAGCTTTATTGTTACCGCATCTGTAGACCCTCCTTTTCAAGAATTAAATAATGAAGCTATGGGGACATATACAAGTTATGGGGTTCTTATATGGAGCGATGGAGAAGATTTAACAGCTGGAAATTCTGTAATTTTCTATGAAGGAAGTTTAACAGATTCTATTATTGCTAAATTTAATAATGCGACAGATTTTGAGATGGTTTTGGCATATAGTCAGCGTTATTACTATCGAACTTATGCATGGGAAGATACTGAGCCATTTGGAACTATAACTGGTGTTGGTCAAAATGGCATTAATATTCAATCTGAAACCGTGGATGGAGGTAACCTTATTCGCTCAACTATATTTCCAAGAACATTTCCTGGAAATGGTGCTCAATTGATGTCATCTGCGGCATATGAATGGATTGTATTTCCTCAAACTATGTATAAGAACCCCAGTGTAACTATATTTAATCCAGTTACGGGATTATCTGGAAGTGGGTATTTAGATATTATTTCTAACGCATTACCTACTGCGGGAAGTTTTGATACGACTGTATCGGTAGCATCCTCTAGTGAAACCGGTTTTGTATTAGTAACTCAAGAAAATGCCCTAACCTATCCTGCAGTAACA